ATCTTGTGGGCAAGCCCTTTTCCCTGACTTGTAGAAACAAGACCTACTCCGAATTTCTGAACAAGGTTTTTGATAAGCGGTTCAAGCGGCTTCTGAAGTATGTGTGTGAAGATGCCCTGAAAGGCGGGATCGGCTGGTTGTACCCCTACTATGGGGATGATGGCAAACTTGCCTTCAAGCACTTCCCGGCCCATGAAATTCTTCCGTTTTGGGCTGACGATGATCATACCATCCTTGATTGTGCTGTCCGCCTTTACCCGCAAGAGGTTTGGAGCGGCTACACCAAGGAAATTGTGGAGCGGGTGGAAATCTTCAAATCAGATGGCCTTTACCGCTATGTGTATGATGGAACCACCCTGACCCCGGATGAACAGTTGGGGGAACATGAAAACTATTTCAGTGTTGACGATGGGGAAGAAACGGTTGAACTGAATTGGGAGCGGATTCCCCTGATCCCGTTCAAGTACAATAAGCAGGAAATCCCCCTGATTCGCCGTGTGAAAACCCTTCAGGACGGTATCAACACTATGATTTCCGACTTTGAAAACAATATGCAAGAGGACGCACGGAACACCATTCTGATCCTGAAGAACTATGATGGTGAAAACCTTGGGGAGTTCCGCCGCAACCTTGCAACCTTCGGAGCCGTGAAAGTTCGGGATGATGGCGGGGTGGAAACCCTGACCGTTGAAATTAACGCTGAAAACTTCAATTCCATTCTGAAACTGTTCAAGGATAAACTGATTGAAAACGCCCGTGGCTATAATGCCAAGGATGATCGCATGGGTAACAACCCCAATCAGATGAACATTCAATCCATGTATTCTGACATTGACCTTGACGCAAACGGGATGGAAACCGAGTTCCAAGCGGCCTTTGATGATCTTCTGTGGTTTATCAATCAGGATTTTGCCAACACTGGCCGGGGTGACTTCGAGGAAGAAGAAACTACCATTGTTTTCAACCGGGATATGCCGGTGAATGAAAGTGAAGCCATTGAAAACTGTGGGAAGTCCGTTGGTATTCTGTCCAATGAAACCATTGTGGCCCAGCACCCGTGGACAACGGATGTGGAATTGGAGTTGGAGCGGATCAGGAAGGAAAAGGAAGAAGCAATGGAACAGGCGCAGGATTACACCGGCGCTTTTGGGAATGTTCAGAAAGAAGATCCTGATGGTGATGAAGGCGGGGACGAATAATCCCCGCCTTCCCTATATGCCGGGGCAATAATGGGGCGGGGCCGGGGTTCACCTCCTTACCCGGTCAAAGGTGCAATTCCTTTCCCCGGCACTTTCTATGGCGTGTTAGTCAAGCGGTTAAGACACCGGCCCTTCAAGCCGGGAACACGGGTTCGACCCCCGTACACGCTACCACTTGCCGGGTTGGTGGAATGGCAGACACAGCGGATTCAAAATCCGCCGCCTTTGGCGTACCACTTGACGTTGACCGAGGGGCGGCCCTGCAAGCCCATCTGTCGCCAAGCTTCCCCCTCAGCGCCCCACGTGTCGTAATCCAGTTCATAATGCGGGGTTTTGATATGAGGGAAAGAAAGATTCCGGAATGCGTCAGTCAGACCTTGTGCCGCTTGTTTACCGATCGACTTAAATGAGTCATACGAAAAAGAGGATTTGAAACAGCTTTGGATACTTTCAGCGGCAGTTTTCATTGCGTCACGCGCCGGTCGTGTTTGGTCTTTGACACCGTCGGCATAGCCTTCCAGGCTCCATTTGCCGTACTGTGCAAACAGCTTAGAGGGAGAGTGAATTTGCATACCGGCAGCAAAGCCCTGTGCTATGTAGTCGGATGTGCTCCGGGCCTGCGCAGCGGCTGCTTTTTCATTGTCAAGCAACCCTTTTGCATACCCTGTAAGCGAGCTATAACCGTACCCGTTAAACACTTCTGCGAAGGCGTCATCCAAATCATCAAAGTACCCCAAAACCCTTTCGTTGACCATATCTCGGGTATTGGCAGGGGTAATCCACCCCAGAAATTTCTCCCACCACCCAGGTGACTCTTTTTGCGCCAAATTTTTGTATTGCGTATAAAAAGATTGCTGTATTGTATCGGCAACCTGTTGCAT